CTGGATGTCTTCCCGGCCTCCTGGGGTCTTGATGACGACACCCGATCTAGGGCGGATACTGTCGGGGAGCTGGCCAGACATCTTGGCGATGTACATGACGATATTCGCCAGGTGCGCCCGGTCCCTTCTCTGATTGTGGATGGTTGAGGCTTCTTCTTGGAGGCTTTCCACGTCCTCAGGAATTCCGATCCCGTCGAATTCCCCTTCAACGGAAATGAACTTGCTCGCGAAGTAGGGTCTCGTTCCTGCCGGAGACGGGTTGGCTACGAGACGGAGGATGGTTTTCGTTTGGTTGTGGAGGAGCATGACGTACTCCTCGGGCCAACCATCTTGGTCCAAGTCTCTTCGGAACCACACCCACCACGGGGACCAGAGGCCGAATCTGTCGTCCGACTGGGGAGAGCTCATCTCGTCGCGGTTACGGCGGCGCTCGAGCTTGACCTCGTCCTCGTCGTCGGAATGACCCTTCAATTCATCGAGATTTTCGATGAAGTTCCGGAACCGGAGTCTTTCCAATAGATCCCAGGAAAACCACGTCCGGTGGGCGATCCACGGCGCTTGTTGGATGTCCGGGAATCCCACGGGGCATAGGAAGTCTTCCCTTGCTACCCAAGTAGGACGTGGCCCCTTCCTGACTCCGGTGACGACGGTCTGTTTTGACTGATCGTCGTAGCGGACTACGGGCTCGTTGACGAAGTCGTTGTAGCCGATTGCGGTTCCGAGCTTTACGCAATCCTGTATGTACGGGAGCAGGAAAGCTTTCTGGTTCCACATGTTCTGCTGGGACCAGTCGAGGTAACGCTCGTAGGGCTTGCAGTTCTCGGCGAATTTCTTGTTGAGCTCGCTGACTATGAACTGCGGTTGCGGCCCGGTAATGCCCTGGAAGATTCGGGCTATGACCTGGTCGCAGTAGATCTTCGCGAGCTTGACTACGACGTTGGACGCGCCGTCGAGCGGGTACGTTTTGGTTTGGGTCTTGGGTCTACCTCTGTAGACTTTGAGCCAGCGGGAGATGTCTCCTCTGTAGGGGCCCTGGGCGTCGTACTGGTAGTCTATTTCGGAGGAGAATTCCTCCGCGAGACTCTTGAGGTCGACGTCGGTGAGGGAGACGGGGACGGGCTCTTGAGGAGTCCCGTCCCCTGGGTCGGTTATATTGCGACGAGAATCAAGGGGAGTCGATTTCCGTCGCGGCACGCTCCCGTTTTACACGAGTGAGGTGCTAACCGTAAATAGCAGGGCGAGAAGTGGAACGAGCCAAGAGTAGCCGGTGAAATCGGAGCGGCCTTCCATGACCTTGTCGATCATCTCCTGAGCGTCGTAGTCGGAGAGGTCGAAGTCGGAGACTCCGGGCCTTCTATATATACCCGGCTTCTGTGGATTCGGCGGGGCCCATACCGTTGGTAAGTAACCAGCGGCGTCGAGGAGATCGACGGTCCCGTGCGGGTAGGCGTCGAGCTCGTCTACCAGGTCCGTGTGGGAACGGAGGATGTAGACGCGGCCTTGGGAGGGGTAGGAGCCCCAGAAGCCGTTGATTCTTTTTTGCTTGGCGTTCCGTGAGAAATCCTTTTTCAGTTCTCGGATTCTCATGTCCTGGTAGGTGACGGAGAGCCAACCAAAGAAAGCCTGGTGGCCGCCGAAGGTTTCGATGGAGGCGTAGAGGGGGTCCCACTTTGCGTAACTCTTGTGGGACTCCTCTATGACTTCGTAGGGAGTGGACTTAGTTGCTTTGGCTTCGACGATGATGATGTCGAAGGGGACGGTGGGGGTTGGGGGGGTTAGGAATGCCGTGACGTTGGCCGTTCTGGCGTCTTGGCTTTCCGGGTTCAGACCTGCGTCGATGATCTGGAAGCCCCAACAATCTTCGCGTTTGACTCGCTTTTCTCCCTGGGGAGTCTCGAGGACGAAGATTTGTTTTTCCTCTGCGTCATGCTCCAGGTGCCATTTGCGGAGGAGGCTGGAATCGAACTTGGATGCGCCCTCGCCGACGACCCTATTCTCGTACTGGAGGGCGAACATCTCTCCGCCCTGCTCCAGTCTTATCTGCTTGATGATCTCCTCCGGGTAGCGGGTCGGCCAGGTCGGGGTTCCGTTCGTTCGGATCGGGACGAAATACTGGTCCACGTCACTTACGTTTTTGAGGATCCAGTCGATGACGTCTTGGGGAGCCCATCTAGTGCCGAAGTCGTGGATCTCGGACTGAGAGGCATCGACCATGAGGGACCAGCAAAGCTTTCGGTGGTCGATGGCTTTTTCCATGACCGCGGGACTTTCACGCGCGGCCTTTCCAACGAGGTCATCGTTGATGAGGGTGGAATAGTGGTTGGAGGTCGAGGCGCCTCCGACACCGCATCCCTCGATCGTAGCTTCCGGCCACTTTGCGGTTCGCTTGAGCTCGAGCTGATGGGCGTTCCACTTTACCCTTGTGGGGTCGGGGACGACCTCCGGGAAGAGCCATCTGTAGATCGGGGACATTACGATGTCCTGCATGAGGCCGATCCATTTTTCGGCATTGTCCTGGATCTCGTTGGAGATGAGAGTTCTGCTGTTAGGGTCTTTTGTTGCTCGACGGAGTCCGTTGGCTATGGTCCAGGTGGAGGTTTTGAGAAAGCCGCGGGGGGCCTGACCCAATTTGAATCTCGTGGGTTTTTGGATCCACAAAGACATCTTTGCGTGGACGTCCGGGTCTAGATCGTGGAAGCCGCAGACGAACTTTCCGAAGGCGAACGTGCTCGAGAGCATGGCCTCGCGGATCTTGACTCTTTGCTCTTCGGAGGGCTGGCCTCCTTGGAAGCCACTCAAGAGGTCAGACAAGGAGGAGCCTCACGGCCTCTATGAGAATGACCCACAAGAAAAGCGAGAGTAAAAAAGCCACCACCAGCCCCGCCCCAGAAGGGATCATTGGCAGGTGAAGCCCCCGAAGATGTTCGGGTTGCAATAGGTTGCCGGTCTGGCTCTGAGGCCGTCTTCGCGGCGCTGGACTATGTCGTTCATGAGGACTAGTTCCTGGAGCTGGCGGTCGTTCAGGGCGCAGCCTCCGAGCAGCAATAGAACGCAGCCTAGCACGATTTTCATACACTCCCCTTTAGGTTCACAACCGATATCATCCGCTGCATGGCGTGAACCAATAAAGCCACGTCAGACCGAGAGAATTCCTGGTCGCCCCTCTTGAATCTCATTTCCAAATCGTCCCACAGAATCTTGTCGTGAGCCTCCCACATCTCGTTCAACATCTGAGTCACGCTCCTATGAGCGCGCTTGTGGGCCTGGTCGTGAAACCCCTCGTCCCCGAGGTCACGCCACCAGTCGGTCATGTCTCGAGCTTCACGTGGTGGGTGAGGCAAACCGTTTGCCACTGGCGGTCCGGATAAGGAAGATCAACCAGCTTGACCTTTCTCACGTCGCAAAGACAGAGATCCGAAGAACGCTGACAACAAGGACAGCCTAGATCCGTTACCCGGAGAACGTCAGGCTCGGACGGCTCTTTACGGATACGGTCCAACCAAAGAAGCCGACTCGTGGAGAAGTCAGGATCGTCGGGAATCCGCTCGGCAATGCAACACCCGCCACACCCGCACCGGCCATTCTGCTTTGTGTCGAAGTCCACGTAGCCGTACCAGCCGAATTCGTAACGCCCAGTCGGCTCGAGAACGTCCGAGTCCTTCAGAGGAACCGCTATCCTGATGATCCAATCCTTGTCAGCCACGCTCTTTCCTCACCCGGGCCTCCGCCATCATCTTGCCGTGGGTTCAACAAAAAGTCGGTGACGCGCGGCGTGACAAGCACAGCTCACCCGCCCGTTCGTCGCCCGCTCCAAACAGCGATTATGCTCGTTATTCTGACACCGAAAACAAACCTCTCCCTGGCTGGATTGACCAGCCGCACGCTCCGGTGAAGGAGTCCCGTCAATTGCCCCCGACGACAAGCCAGCCTCGGGACGCGACGGTCGTGGATCAGGCTTGGAGACCTCCGGGCGCGACCCGGACGCAGGAAGAGACTTTTTAGCTCTGCTCCGACGCTGCCGCTCGGCCGCACACGATCGGCAAAGGCTCCGCATCTCCCCATGCGGACACTCAGGCACGTCCCGACCCCTCCCACAGACAGAACAACGCATGTCACAGCATTACCCTGTTAGCTGTCACAGGTCAACACAAGATTAACCTGTGACGTGAAACAGTATTAACTTGTGACTCACAGAGTAAACGTGTGACTGTCACGCTGCGCTGCTGTGACGGGGTTAAGGAAACGTGCTGCGGATTTGTTTGGAGAGGTGAACGTGAAACAAACCCCCCTGGTGGGGGCGGAGCCGGGTCTACGGCAGCGGGCGGGCTCGAGCTCTACTCAGCGACCACAAGATCTAGTGAGAGTAGCGGTTGACATAACGTACCATCTACGAAGTAACTATTTGTTTGCACTAGATATTGTGGTGCTAACTTCCTCGCTGCTCTCTACGTCTATCGCCGGCTGAGCAGCAATCTTCAGCGCCTGACCCAAAGCTGAGAGTTGTTCGTTACTTAGCTGTAGCGTCAATCCCGTAATACCCTGCTCCTTCGGCAGTCTCCAATGCTCATATCTACGCTCAGCCAGGAACGCTTGTGCTCGCCAATCCGGGTACTTACCGTCTCCACCACGAGTAAATGTCGCTGCGAGCTCGTTCTGGTGCTGCGATTGCGCGCGACTCACGCCGTCTGCGAACCTCGCATAACGAGTGTCTAACCCAGCTTCAGCATCGGCGAGCCCTCTGCGGACCCATTCACGCATAGTTTGGTAGGCGATACCTGAAGCCTCGCATGCTGGCTTTAGAAAAGCTCCTTGCGCGATTCTGCCTATGATTTGCTGAGCTACCGTGTCATCGAGGTCTGTTTCGCGGCCTGCTCCTGCGTTGTTGATTCTCGGTTGTCCTGTAGCGAGAGCGATCTCTCGAGGGAGAGGTTTATCGGGTGC